GTAGATCAGAAATGATTGGTCCTAATAAGAAAGTGATTGCTGAGGTAGAAAAGAGCATTAAGAAGAAACAGAAAAAGAATGCAGATAATAAACTCACTATTGTTTGTGTGCTGAAGAAAAACAAAGAGTATACAAAAGAATATGTGAATAATCTTAGTGCTATGCTCAAACGTTCAATGAAGACTCCATATCGTTTGGTTTGTTTGACTGATGAGATCGAGAAGATGGATGTTGATGAACAAATACCAACAGGGAAGGATTGGCCGGGTATGTGGTGCAAGTTAGAGATCTTTAAACCGGGCTTATTGCCTTCAGGACCGAAAGTATACATAGACCTTGATATGATCGTATTAAACGACCTACAGAGCATTGTGAAGGACATGAACGGTGATTTCAGGTGCTTACATGGGTGGAATAAGAAACGCAGAGACAAATTATGCTCAGCTATCATGGCATGGAACGGTGATCGTTCATTAATCTATGGTTTGCTCGATGAAAAACCTGATTCATTCTGGGATACAAAAAAGAAATGGTTTGAGGAGCAGGATTGGATTGAAGACATCATTGAGAATAAGTATGCAAACAAAATTAACTTCATCCAGGATTTAACTAAAGTGGTTTCCTTTAAGCATCATTGCAAAGAAGGAAAACCAGAGGATGCATCGGTAGTAATGTTTCATGGTCATCCGAGACCACATGAAGCAGTTAAATATACTAAATGGGTTAAGGAGGAATGGAAATAATGGAAGCACCAATTCTAATCACGGGTTGCGCTAGAAGTGGAACAAGTATGACTGCCGGTATCATCGATCATCATGGAGCATATGGTGGGAAGACGATTGGTGGAGGTCCAGCTAATCCTAAAGGGTTTTTCGAGAACCGGGAAATACGAGAAAACATCCTCAAACCATATATGCAATTATGCGGTGGAGATCCTAAAGGTCAGAAACCACTTCCACAGATTAATAATTTAATCAAAGTAACTAATCTCGGTTTTAAGATCGAACAGATAATAAAGTATAATGGTTATCATAACGGTCCTTGGTATTACAAAGGCGCTAAAATGTGTTTAGTATGGCCTACGTTCCACGTTCACTTTCCCAAAGCTAAATGGGTTATTGTACGCCGGGAAGATGAGGACATTATCAATAGCTGTATGAATACAGGATTCATGAGTGCTTATAAGTGCGCTGAAGGATGGCAGGAGTGGATTGATGTCCATAAGTTGCGGTTTAGTGAAATGCATGAGAACGGATTGCAGATCAAAGAAGTATGGCCTAGTAAATTTGTCAAAGGTGACTATTCAGAAATAAAAGAAACGATTGAATGGTTAGGAATGAAATTTAATGAAGAGATAGTTAAGGATATGGTCGTGCCTAATAAATTTAGACAGGCCAAGGAGAGTGTATAATGGCGGTTAGAGTAACAGCTACAGAAGTGAAAGCAATCATGGATACATCCTTGGCAGATGCTGTGGTTGATACTTTTATTATAGTTGGTAATCAAATGACTGACCGGGTTCAGACAAATGATGCGGATAGCACATTGAGTGCAGCTGAATTGAAAGAAATAGAAAGATGGTTATCTGCCCATTTCGTAAGGATCATGGAAATAGCATCAGCATCAGAAAAAGCGGGTGATGTTTCACAGAAGTTCCAGTATAAGGTGGATTTGAATTTAAATCAGACACAGTACGGGACCACAGCGATAACTTTGGATTATTCAGGTTATCTAGGTAAGTTACAGAAGGATGCAATGAACGGAGGACAACGTGCGGCCAGTATGTTGACACTGGGAACTAAGGAAGAAGATTATCCAACAGCGGACGCACCAGGAGCTTAACTATGGGAATGAGAATACTCACAACTATGTTGACTGACGCAGCAGTTTATTGGGGAACTCCAACTAGTGATGGTTACGGGAATATCCAAACTGTTCTGCCTGTAGAGATATCAGTTCGCTGGGTAGAAGAACAGGAAATGATTGTTTTGCCTGATGATAAAGAAGTTATGTCCAAATCAAAAGTATATACCAGTATCGATACAGAAAATAATGGATATCTTTATCATGGCACATTAGCGAGTCTAGGAGATTTTAAGAATCACAATGATATAGAAGAAGCATACGAAATTATTAAGTTTCAGAAGTTGCCCACATTAAGGGGCGATCAATTCTTGAGGACAGCATGGCTATAGGACGAGGTGGAGCAATTAGGGTTAAAGGTGTAGACGCAGCTTTAAAGTCTTTGAAAAAAGATGTAGGGCGTGTCAGGTCTGCTGCTTTGGCCGGTTTAATTACTGGAGGGATGCGTATGTTGGGTGCCAGTCAGGAATATGCTCCCCGGGATTTAAGTAATCTTCGTGCATCCGGTTTTATTATCTGGAAAGAAAAAACAGGAGGCAAGCAAGCTAATTTTAAAGGAGATGATGCTTCTGAAATGGCTCAAGAGCATAGCAATTTCGTTAATAGGGAAAAAGCACGGTTGCCTGCTTTAATGCCTGAAGTAGAAATAGGATTTTCTGCTAATTACGCATTGATAGTACATGAGGATTTAGATGCCCAGCATAATATTGGTCAGGCGAAGTATATGGAAGCAGGAATAGCGAAGGAACAGAATAACGCTATCAATGATGTAAGAGCAGCAATGGGATTGGCTTTAATATGAAACCAGCAAGTAAACATATAAAAGATTTATTGGTACAAGAAGGATTGGGAACATTCGCTGAGACTGCTTCCAATAAATGGAGTATCCATATAGGTAGTCAACCTGATAAACCAGATAATTGCATTACCATCTATGACACACCGGGAAGCACGGTTGATAAAACGTTTACTGGAGCCAATCATTTATATCATAGCACTTTTCAAGTTCGGGTACGTTCCAAAGTGTATCTCACAGCACATGAGCAGTGTGAATTGATTAGGACCACATTAGATCAATTCACGACTAAAGGTAGGACCGATAAATTGTTAGTAGAATTTGATGGAACCGTTTATGACAACATAGCAATGGATGATGAATCGATTCCATTGACGCAGGACGAAAAACGCAGACACATATTTGTAGTTAATGGAACTGCCTTTAGAAAGGATGCATAAGATGAGCAAGAAAACAAATGCTGATATGTTCGTTAAGATTTGGGAGCATTGCAAAACAATTGGCTGGGCTGAACTGGGAATGGATTGCTTATACACTACATTAAGGAATGGTGAAAGAGTAAGATTTAATTTCCGGGATAATAAAATCCTGAAGTTAGAAGTTAAACGGGAACTGAATGATAATGAAAAGAAATTAACACCTCACAAGACTTCCAAGTGGGAGATCCTTGAAACGGGTGAATATAAAACGGTGAAGATCGAAGAAGGTGGAGAATTGTTCTTTGCTCAAAAGAAAGAAATAAAAAAGAAACCCGTAGTAAAACGGGAAACAAGAAAGGAGACTGACTGATGTATATCGGTACAGGAACAGTAATAACATTTGATGCTTCAGCAATAGCTGAGATTCTCGATGTTTCACCTCCAGGGATGAGCAGAGAGAGTATACCAGTATCACACATGGGGACAACTATAGCTCATAGATTTCTTCCTGCCAAGTTGTATGATGGCGGAGAAGTGACTTTGGATATAGGTTTCGACCCTGACTTCAGCCTTCCATTTTCGGAAGACGAAACAAAGGAAATGATAATCACGTTCCCAGATAGTGGCAGCACTACTTGGACATTTAATGCGTTTATCACGAACTATGAACCAACTGATCCTCTGGAAGACAGAATGACAGCCACGTTCACATTCAAGGTAGATGGAGCAGTAACAATTGCATAATGAAGTGCATAATAACAAAGGAGGTCTAACCATGACTGCGAAGAAATTCCTAACCAAGGAAGATATAGTAAATGTGAAGGATTTTGATATTAAAGAAATCGAAATTCCTGCATGGGGTGGTTCAGTTCGGATGAGAGGACTGAGTGGAAAAGATCGGGATGAGTTTGAAAAAATGATTACCGATAGAAAAGCAAATGGAACAGGTAGTATGGACACAAGAGGCATTCGTGCTGATATGTTGTCCATGTGTTTAATTGATGAGGATGGTAAGCAAATGTTTACCAGAGGAGAATTAAACGTTCTGAATAG